GACACGCCGCCGACCATGTACGGCTGGGTGTCGCCGCCGGCGTTGGGCAGGTTGATGAACTCGACGCCGCCGGACTCGTCGCCTTCCAGCAGGTCGGCCTGGCACGTCGGGTTGCCCGTGTAGGCGTACCCGGTGCAGGTCAACGCGCCAGCAGGAGTCACGTCCACCGCCGAGGACGACAGCACGAGCACCGTGCCGCTGGTGATCGAGCTGATGGTGTACTTGCCCGGGATCACCGTGCCAGTGCCATCATCCGCCCCGCCCAGCAGGACGACGGTATCCCCGGCGGCCAGGCCCGCGGTGGCCACGACGGTCAGCGTCACGCCGTCGGTCGCCAGCGACCAGGCCCCCGTCATGCTGGACTCCAACAGGGCCGTCACGGTCTGTCGCGGGATGGCCGAGCCGCGGCCCTTGTACTTGCCGGTGTAGAACCGGCCGGCTTCCGTCTTCAGGCCGGTGCTTGCGCCCACGTTGTACCGGCCAGCGGCAACGAACGTCAGGAGCCCGGTCCCGATCACGGTGTCCACGCCCAGGGCGATCTTGACGCCGCGGGAGCCGGGGCAGTTGATCTCGATGTACTGCCCGCCGGATTTGGCCGAGTAGTTGCGGGCCGCAACGCCAGCGAAGGCCATATTGTTGCTCACGGTGGGCCGCTCGACGCGGTTGTTCCGCCGGCCGTCCACGTCCGCAGCGGTCCCGTAGTCGGTGTTGTAGCAGACCGCCTCGCCCTCGCTGATGGCGTCGGTCCCCTCGTACCACACCCACTCGGTAATGCGGTTCGAGTCCTTCTGGTAGCTGTTCACGCTCTTGTCCATTGCTTTAGCCTCGTTTCTCTTTTTGGTTAAAAGGGTCTACTTCCGCACCGCCGTCGATTACTTGCTGATGACGGTCTGCCGGCGCGGGTCGGTGCAGACCATGTTCAGGGTCGCGTCGAGATCGACGCGGCGGACCAGGTGCTTGCCGGGGACCGGGGTCGGCGCCGACAGGTTGTTCTCCCAGCCGGTCATCACGCCGATGGCCAGCCACTTCCAGTCCAGCATGAAGATGGGGTCGGTGCTGTCATCGTCCAGCTTGGGGGCGTAGGTCAGCGGGACGGACTTGAACAGCGTCTTGCCGTCCTTGCTGGCCAGGTCGTTGCCCAAGGCCATGTTGTTGGCCTCCAGCAGCTCCTCGCAGAGCCCGATCACGGTATCGTTGGTGTAGATGCCGTTCTTCATGCCGGCCAGGGCGGGGGTCGCGTGGCTGACGGGCGAGCGGAACTGCGTCTTGCGGTGGGCCCGACGCATCTTCCGAACCAGGTCGGTCTTGCTGATCTGGGTGTACTGGGCCGTCCAGTTGGCGAACCGTGGGTACGTGACCGTCGAGATCCCGGCCCTGCCGTCGGTGAACCCAGCGGGGTTGCCTCCATTGAAGCCCTCGGTGGCGCTCTTCGTGACCCAGTAGGCCAGGCCGTACGGGGTCTTTTCGTCGCTGGAGTCCGCGGGCTTGCCCCACAGGATGTCCTCCATCAGCTCGTAGAAGCTGACCATCATGCCCACGTATTTGGTCTTCACGTAGTCCACGATGGCGACCCCGCCACGCTGGAAGGCCGGCTCTCGCTGGTCGTAGATGTAGCTGGCGTTGATGTGCCGGGGGCCCACCTTGCCAGACTTCATCGTGTCATTGATGCTGGCCCCATCCGTCTCGTATAGCCCGACGGTGCGGGCCGAGTGATTGTGGTCCATCTGGGCCGAGAACGACCAGTCGTTTCCGCCGTCGAACCTCTTCTGGCGGTTCTTCCACATCTCGCGGACGGCGACGTGATCCGTGATGTCCGTCTGCATGTCCACGAACGCGCCGCGCTGGACGAGCTTGTCCTGGGTGAGCAGAACAGCGTCATCGATCTGACTGAATGACAGTCCCATTGTTGTTTACCTCTCTGGCCCGCGTCTAATCGCGAGCAATCATGCCTTTTGGAAATACTTTCGGTCGATCTCGGCGGCGATCTCATCGCCCGGGTCGCCCTTGGGCGAGGCCCGGTGACCGGCGGGCCGGTTGATGTGCTGCTTCGCACGCTTGGCCAGCTCTGCCGCCTTGTCATCGACCGCCGCCTTGGAGATGACATCACCCATTGTGATGCGCACCGCCTCCTGGAAGACCGCCTCGCGACTCGCGTCCTTGCCGGCGGCCTTGTAGCCAGCCTCCAGGACGGCGAACTTGTCGCGGATCGCTTCCAGTTTGGTCGGGTCGGACGTGATGGCGGACGAAACCGCCTTGTCCAGCCCGGCCGCCTGCGCCTTGAACCAGTCAGGCGTCGCCGCCTGGTCCTGGGTACGCAGGCCCTTGATGATCTCCTGCTGCTGGCGGGCGATCCCCTTGAGCGCCTTGAAGGCGTTGACGATCTTCTCGTCGTACTCGTTGGGGTCCAGGTCGGGCACGTCCTCCAGCGGGTCCTTGTCCTCGCCAGCGTCCGTCTTGCCGCCCTTATCTCCACCATCCTTCTTGCCTTCCAGACGCGAGACCATTGCGTCGAGAAGGCTTGCACTCCCGAACCGACGGGCCTCAGCCATCGTCAGCCCAGCCTTGACGGCACGCTCCAGGTGATCGTCGGTGACAGCATCGTCTCCGGCGCCGCCTGCGTCGCCGTCTTTGCCGTCCGATCCCTCCGGGGCGGTCTCGCCTTCCGGGGTCTCGTCGGCGTCTTTGTCGGCAGAGTCGTCACCCTTGCCGGCCTTGTCGTCGTTGTCGTTGTCGTTGTCCTTCTTGCCGTCGTCGCCCGCGTCGTCTCGCCGCTGCTGCTCAACGACCTCCATCGCATCTTCCACGCCGGCGTCAATCTCTTCGCCAAGGGCCTTCAGGTCCTTGTCGCTGTCGTCGTTGTTCGTCTTGTCAGTCATGGATCTTTCCTGTGTGTTGGGGTCAGCAGAAACTCTTACGGTCGTGCATCCCGCGGGCCTTGAGCGCCTTCTTGCGGTGGGCAGCGCTCCTGTACACCGGGTCGCCGTCGGCCGTTACTTCTGTCGGCACTCCGGCCTTGAGTAGATGATCTCGAAGCTCGCCGGCCTGGTTGGCGTTGACTCCGGACGCGAAGCACGTCATGGGCCAGCCCTTCGTCGGGGGGAAGAACTTATGCTCGTCCTTGATGCTCCTGGTCGCCAGCACGCCGTCAACCATGATCGTCTTGGGCGCCTGGCCGATTCGGAACACGCGGGTCACGACAACCTCGCCGTCGTCGCAATTCATCCTGTAGCAATACTCGGGCATCAGCCTGTTCTCCTGCCAACGGCCGCAGCCTCGCTCTGCTGGACGTTTCCGCCCATCAGAATGCGAGTCATCACGTCGTCTTTGCCGTGCCTGGTGGCGCCTGGGCGATTCACCCGCTCATAGGTTCTGGTCGTGTGGGTGGGCTTCAATGACGGCTCGGAACTCCCGCCGGCCATCTCCTGCTCGGGCATGGGCTCGCCGAACTGGATCAGCGTGTTCAGCTCAGGCAGACTTGCGAGCCTTGCTATCACGGACATCAGCTCCTGGAAATTGATCTGGCCGCCCTGCTGCTGGATGGCCGGAAGCACGGGGAATACAAACCGCTCCAGGGTCTGCCCAATCTTCTGGAGCTTGGTCGCAGGGGTGTCCTCCTGCATCGAGTGGACATCGATCTCCAGGTTGTAGTCCAGGAAATCTCCGTCGCGGGTCTCGGGGGACCAGACCGACTGGACCACAATCCCAGTGTTCTCGACTGGCTTGGCCAGCGTGCGGGTGCGGATCGGGTCGGTCCACTCGTACCACGCCAGGGACTTGTAAATCCCCTTGACGAATCCGATGGTCTGCTTCTCCATGAAGACGATGCGGGCGGACGCCGCTTCCGTCATCATCTGGTCCTGGCCAACGGTGTCGGACATCGGGGACAGGCCGCCCAGGGCGTCCAGGTTCCCATTGAAGTAGCTGAACAGGTCGCGGCACTGGAGGAACATCGCGAGCGTGGGCTGGTCGATTCCGCCCACGGTGATGTTCTCAGGCTTCTGCCCGTGATAGGAGATGCCATCACCATCGCTGGCCTTCTTCAGGGCTTCCACGTCCTCGTCATTTCCGCCACCAAACGCGGCCACGTTCTTCTTGGCTTCCGCCTGCTTGGCGAGCTTTCGGAACAGGGAGTTGCCCAGCTCGTGTAGGTCACGCATCAGGGCCACTGGCGGCATGGGCAAGAGATTTCCCGGCACGTCGGAGAACCCCAACTTGTGGTACGGGCCCGCAATTGGTCCGTCCCAGTCCACCACTCCGAACAGCTCCTTGCTCTTGGCGCCGTACGTCACGAGCTGGCCAGTGTCGGGCAGCCAAACGTCCCGGCACCAGACCTTCTCTCGGTACAGGTCAACCGATTCGTCCTGGCTGATCCCCTCGGCACGTTCCTCGCCCTCCGAGCCAGTTACGGTATGCTGGTCCGGTTCGATCTTGTCATTGCCGGCCATGTCTCTGGCCGTCTTGATCGGGACCCAGTAGTCGTCGCCCTCAAACTGGATGGCCTTGGCCTTCTTGGCCGTCATGTCCAGGAAGTAGTCGTCCAGGCTCACCAGGTCAACGAACGGCTCGCCGATCTCGTGGCCCATGAACTCCCTTCCCGTGCTTGACAGGCCCACCTTGACAACGCCGAATCCGAAGATCGCCTCGACGACGGCCATCCGAAGCGTCTGGTCCAAGTCGATCTCGCCTGGGATCTGGTTCAGGGCCAGCTCCATGTCGCGGGCGAACGGACGAAGCCGCGTGATCGGGGTCGATGCCATCACCCGCGGGGACCTGGAGGCCAGCCGGCGGACGTAGATCGTGACGGCCAGCTCCAGCAGGTTGGTCGGGACTCGCTGTTTCGTCCCGGAGTCAGAGTAGTGCATCCCGACGAACTGGCGAATCGAATCGATACGCTTGAGGCGCGGTGTCGCCAGCTTGCGGATGGATGATTCCACCGCAACCTGGAGCCTGCCGAAGTCGATTTGCCGGATGGTTGCCATGTCAGGAAACGGTCCCAATGAAGGTCAGCACGTCGTTTTCGGTGCCCTTGACCTGGAGCTGCGACAGGTCGATCTCGTTGACATACGCTTCGTCGCCCTTGATGAGCGACATTTCGTGTCCGTCGCTGTCCTTGAGGGTGGCGGTGCCTGAGTTGGTGGACAGGGCGGCGATCCGCCCACTGGCGATCAACTCGGTCGCCGACAGCTTCGTGTAGGCGGATGCAGCCGCGATCGTGATGGTCTTGATGATGGGCTTGTAGACGCTGGTGCTCATTGCTTTCCTCAATTCCACCCTTCGCCAAGGGTGTCAGAACCGGCCTTCGCCTTGGCCATGGCCTTCTGCCTGATCCGCCAAGCCAGGGAGCCCTCGGGGATGGTCGGCTCCTCTGCCTTCTCCACACGCCGCGAATCGCGGCAGCCGAGCGCCGCCAGTGCATCGGCAATCACTTCGTCACCGTGAGCAGTACGAGCGCCCGACGGGTCTTGGGTGTTGGCGGAAGCGCTGTGCTCAATGATGCCGTCGGGCTTACGAATGAACTGGAGGCACTCGGCCATGCCGCGGTCTGATCGGTTGATGAAGTGGTGGTCGGACAGGTCGGCACGGTAGTCTTCGAGCAACGCCTCCCGGGCCTGCGGGTTCAGGTAGTAGCCAGGCTCGTCGCTGATCTTCTGCGTGACTTTCTTCTCGTACTTGCGGTAGTAAATATGGCTGTAGTGCGATGCTATCACCTGCTGGGTGAAGACCTTGCCTGTCGGGCCGCTGGCGTCCCACACCATCAGGGCGCCGTTGAGCCACTTGGCCAGGGCCAGGGAAATCTTCGCGAACCCGGTCGGGCGAAGCGTGGGAGTCCGCATGACGACGATCTTCTCGCCAGTCTTCCGGTCAACCCCTGACGACACCGAGTTGCTGGCGCCAGTGCCGGCCGAGATGTCGCTCCCGACAACGAACTGCCGATCCTTGGCCGGCCTGCCGTTGCCGTCCAGCGCGAACCACAAGTCGATGATCCCGTGTGCGTCCTCCACGAACCGCTTTGGCTCCATCGTCTCGGGGTCAAACTCCAGGTTCCCAGTCAGCACCGGCGATCGGCAGTACTTCTTGCGAAGCAGATCAATGAACTCTGGATCGAAGTACTGGTATTCGGACCCCAGGAAGTCGATGTCCAACTCCTGGGCAACCTCCATCGCGTTCACGCACCGGGCGCACTCCCTGTCATACCAGGGCGAACGGAGCTTTCCGTCCAGGATGAACGGGTAGTTGTCGGGGAACATCACTTCGCGTGTCCGCTTTTCGCCCTTCTCGCGAACCTGCACCATGCCCCGGAAGTCGTCCATCAGCTCGACCTTGCCGTTGCGGCCAGTCGAATAGAGCCCCTTCTTCTTCTCGGGGTGACTCGACCAGTGCAGGCGCAGGATCCTGGCCGCCGTGTTGTGAACAACCTCGTAGAAGGCGTTGTTGGACCCCTGCGGCGTCGAGTTGAACCCCCGGCACTGGGTCGTGTCGCGGGTGGCCTTGAGCACGCGGAAGCCGTCGTTCAACTCGAAGGCCGCGTGCTCGTCGATGAACATGGCCGTCCGGCGGTCTCCGCGGCCGGCGTCGCCCGTGGTGCTCTCCCCGTCGATCACGCTCCCGTTGTCCGCGTTGCCCAGGTGCAACAGCCGGCGGTGCGGGTCCTTCCAGCCCAGCCAACGGTCGGTCGGCAGCAACCAACGCGGCTGATGCTCGTGTAG